TGGTTGTGCAGGCCGGCAAATGTGATGTCAAAAGAGACGTCCAAATAACCGACAACCGTTCCAGCTTCGGGATGGTACGTACAAAACCATTGCAGGTAGCCATTCTGTGAATCTTGCGTGTTATAGGCGCTGACCACCGTCCGACACCAGTCATTTCGATAACTGATGGGGCGAATAGACATAGACCGATTGGCACCTTGCTGCACTAACATGTGATGCTTGGAAATCATCACATCAGAAAGAGTAGCAGGGTCAGCAGTCTCGGTGGTCAAGTCGGGCTCATAACCAACGACAAGTGCAGAGCCAACAGTCATGGGAACAGTGCTAACAGCAGTGACATTAAGATTGTTGACAATGTAGTACTCGTACATGTTGGCAAGGCCAGCCAATGATGGCACTAGCGTGGCAAGGGAGTTGGGAGTGGACCCCGAAGTAATCGTAGGCCACATACCAAGCGTTCCACCAGCATAACCAGCACCAAACGCAGATAGCGTGAGAATGCCACGAGCTTTGATCGTCGTAGAATCCGTTGCTAAGCGGTTGAAGGGGGATGGTAGTCGTGTTGTGACAGCACGCTGCCTACCATAAACAGCGCGAGACTTCTTATTCTTTTTAGATTTGGGCATGATGTAGGATTTGACCCCCGGGCTGGTCAATAACATCAGCCATGTCCACTGGCACTGTATTCATGTCATCTATGACAATAGTGTCACAGAAACTCTCCATAAACAACTGCATATGAGGCAAAATTCCAAACGCCTGATAGAAGCTGATGCGGGCTTCATCAGTAATTCGAGCCGACCTATCGCTACACCTAGCAAAGCGATGAGGATTGGTCTCCTTAAATTTGTTGGACACCGTGCCATTTCTAACATAAGCACGGTAGAAAGATTCTAACACGGGCACCCCGCTACAAAGAGAGGCACCACCAGTTCCAACAGCATACAACCACTTTCTGAAGATGTTGATATTTGGCATGACATGCAAGCACATTGTGTCCTTTCGGAAAACAGTCGCCGGATGTCTGACCATTCTGTAACCCGTTTCAAGGGCCACAGGATGAGTCTGGCAAAATTCAATTTCTTCAAAAGTGTAACAGGGAGACTCAACCGTAAGGTCGAACCCATAACGGACAAAGAAATCCCGCAACCCATGATTAAACTTGTCGAGATGTTGACGTTCAAAAATAACGACACAATCATCACCATTATTACAGAGCTCTACGTCCACCTTGATTGTCTCTTTGTAAGCATAAACCAAAGCGCACATAATGATGCAGTTACCAAGTGAAGTGTTGACGTCACCGGAGCAACGCGTTCCACTCATCGCGAACTTGACCTTCCCATCATTACAATGGGCAACACCTTCGTTATCCAACTGCCAGGACAACAAAGTCCGCAGCAACTCATATTGAGACCCACTCGTCCTAGTCTTATAATAAGCTAGGTAAGTGGAGTGCTCATACTTGAGGGCAGCGGGTGACACATGCATGTCAAATTTGGTGGCATCAAGTCCCACGGCGACCGGTTCGCTAAACCGGTCCCACTTGGCCCTAAGTATCTCGGCACTCGCGTCCGCGTCAAATCCCTTAATCACGGTTGCGCGAGTATGATTTCCAAAACACTTATTAATGGCTCTGAAATAGTGATGTTCGGCGTGTTTGAGGTAACACCCTAACAACAAGTTGTACCTTGGGCTGCGCGGATTAATTATCCGTGGAGCTTTTGACACATCCTGTTTCTCAAACTTAACGAAGGAACTAAGTCGTGCGTCCTTACGACTAATCCTTGCCCTTTCTAGTGATTCCAATGCAGCAGCATAAACCTTTCTCTTTGAAGCCGGGAAAAGGTCAACACATTGTGAAGACGTTAACACAGGAAGGTGGGGCATGTATGCTACAAGCGAAGAACGAAACTGTTTCAATTTGTCACTAGAATCGTAAGTTGAGAACTTAACGGGGAGAGCAGGCCTAAATCCATTTGGGGTCTTGCACAAGAAATATCGTTCTACAAAGGCCCTCTCCACCGCATCAACACAATTATTATAAACACCGATGTTGTGTTTCGGTGCCAAGCCAGGGATGACTGTGTAAACCCTGGTCTTGTGCGACTGCCCGTTTCGATACGTGCACAACTTACCGCGACATTCTTTGCTAACCCTATCCAATAGGTTGGGATCAACAAGGGTGTCTCGGCCACGTACAGCAACCGGGCGTCCTCACCAATACTTGGCTAGCGATGGCTCAGCGGGTTTATAATACCACATCAACCATCGCAACCAGATCGGCAATCGTTGTTTGCTAGCAACAACCTCATCAAAGACGTCTTCATTAAAGAAGGCGTCAATGGTGATGGCGCGGTGTTGCTCAACGACGAGGAGTCGTATGTTACGAGCACGACAAATGCGTCTATACTCAGCTTCAGCCAATTTAAAATTGACTTCAGACTTTTCTAGTCGACCCAAAGCCGCACGCAGCGCTAGTAACATAGTAGCCGCGAACTTCGAACTAGTAGCAGCTGCCAAGCTGCCACTCCGGACAAGAGTACCAGTGCCTTCCAATCCATTGATAAGACGCTCTAGGGGATCATCCCCATCAACCTCAACAAGGCCATCCACCAAAGTTTGGCGAATGGATTTACGTTGGTTGACGTACTCCACATACGGTAGTGGTGCCCCCAGTCCGATGAGGGCCATGAGCCTAAAAACACGCAAGTTCTCCACAATTGTGAAAGACTTGAGGTGATCAACCTCTCTCCTTGGAAAAAGAAAGCTCATGATATCCACGTGGTAAGGTGTCTCGTATAACACTCCTATCATAT